ATAGTTTCAGTTAAAGATAATCCCCATCCTTCATTTGAAGTAATAAGTAATCCAACATCAGCTACATTGTATAGTAGATTCATTTGAGGTGTATCTAATTTATCTTGAGAGAAGTATACATTTACATTCTCATCACAAAGAGCTTCTCTTACAGCATAAAGATCTGTTCCATTTTCATCTACAGCTTGTGTATGCATTACTAAAGCACATCGTTTTGCTTTCTCCTCTCCGATCATATCACAGAACATTCTATAAGAGAGTATTACATCTCCTGGAGATTTTCTTCTAATATTTCTAGAATTAAAAACAACTACAAAGTCAATTTCTTTTTCTCCAAACATCTTCTTTCTAAACTCCTGTAACAATCCAAAATTCTCATGACCTTCTCTAATTGGAAAGAAATGCTTATCGTTTATTCCGTGAGGAACATATTTGATAATTTTATCTTTAGCTGACTCACCTAAAACTATTTCATTGATATTCTTAGTTTGTTTTGAGATAGCCATTAATAAATCACATGACTCGTAATACGATTTATTATATAAAGGAGCTGGAAGATCATCCCAAATATTCAAATAGTGAATTGGAATTTGATTTCTAATTTCTCTTTCAATTTCAAATAACCAAGTCCAATATCTTGGATCTGTGAAGATAAAGATTGCATCTGGCTTTTCTTGAGTGATTAATGCTCTAATAAGCATTGCATCTCCATAACCATTGTTTGGCAATACCCTTACCCAGGCATCATCTAATCCAGCAAAGTTATTTACCTCGGCTGAGATATCAATTCCTTTTCCTGCTTCAGGATGGTTGATTGCAGCTCCAACATTAAGCCAGTTGAAGTGGTGGGCTGTTCCTACGACTATCTCTCTAGCCATAGTTGCGATACCGGAATGCATCCTAATATCATCGCATAACAAAAGAATCTTTTTACGATCCTCTTTCTTTACATAACGAAAATTGTCTTTCATGTAACTATTTTAATTTAATATTTATTTGTGAATGTAATTTCTTCTTAAACTCTTCTTCTGTAAGATATAAAAAAATTGCTCTGTCTACAAGCTTTTGTAGAGAAAATTTATGTCTTATACATTCTTCTTTGAATTCTTGGAACAATTCCTGTTCCACTTTAACCGATGTTAGTTTTTTTGTGTCCATATTAGTTGTTTATATATACATATAAATATATACTAAAATCAGAAACTAGCACTACAATGCTCTGTATTTCTGTAAGAACAAAACATACAATTCGATTTTGAAGGAGCTTTGTCATATTCTTTATCTATATATTGGCCTTTATCATCAAAAGCATCTTGAATGAATTTCATTAAAGCATTACTTGCTTGACCTCTTTTTATCTTGCCTGATGGTGGAATGAATTCCTGTACTCTCTTTCCCATTGCTGGATATTCAGGATCGGTAGGTACTTTTCTTTTTACGATAAAATATTTTACATCTACCTTTTCTACATCAATTTGAAATTGTTTTGCTAAGAATTCTTTGTAGAGAAGAAGCTGTGCTAATTTTTTATCATCCTTTTTAGCATATTGATTCCATCCTGATGTTGATGTTTTAATATCAATGATAGTATACCTGTCATCCTGCTCATCATATAGAAGTAAATCAATATATCCTTTAAAGAAAATATTCTCAGATATTTTATGCAGTAGAGGAATTTCTACCCCAACCAGCTTAATATACTTGGTTCCAAAGAAGGCAGAGCGTTTCTTCTTAATGTACTTTAGGATTTCTATACCATCATTATGAAACTCAGATAACTCGTTAGAACTAGAAAAATGCTCTCCATATCTTTCCTTCTCTTCTGCATATACTGTTTGCATTTTAGAAAGAAGTAATGCATCTAAATCCATCTCCATTGCTTTCTTTACCGTTCCTTCGTATAACTCAGTAAGCCATTCTTGAAGTGTTTCATGAAATGCTGTACCAAATACAGTATGAATGGAAGGTTTATATTCCTGAAGCTTTTTAATATAACTCAATGCCCATTGATGTGGACAAGTATTATATGCTAGAGTCTGTGAATATGAAATAGATTTTTCAATTTCGTAATTAATAACCTTAGGTTGATAGTCTCTAAAGATCTGTAATTGTTTAGGATTCTTTTTTGCCATCTTTTAGGTTTTTAATTTCTCTTTTTAAATACCATAGAGCTTTTTCAAGTTCCTGGATTGTTTCATCTTTTTTTCCAGCTCTTGAAATATACTTGACAGTATTTCCTAAACAGAATCCTAAGTCCCAAGCTTCAATAACCTTAATTGCTTCGTAGGGATTATCCTTTCCTCCGTAATGGTTTGGGTGATTGACTAATTCTTTCTTTGGTTTGTCTTCATCAATAGTAAAGATTCCTTCTCTATCATTCATAATAACTAATTTATATAACTATAATATAATAAAAAAGGCCTGCGAAAACAAGCCTGGTTTAAAAAAATTTAAAAGTAATTTCTACTTCAATAGAAGGTACACCGACGAGAAGATCCCCAAACCCGTAGTTACTTTCCAAAATAGAGAACTTCTTCTTTTACTCTTTACTTCTTTAGTTAGATCGTCTGTAAGCTTTTCGTATTGACCGATCTGTAAATCTTTTTGCTGAATCATGAATTGTGTGTTTGTATCTTTTTCTTCATACAATTCAAGCATAGCTGTTTTAACTCTACTTACATCCTCAAGCTTGTCTATTTTTGCATATAGTAATTTTATCTCTTCAACACATCCATCATAGCGTAATAAGTCTTTTGCTACTTGTCTAGCTACTGGTGCTGGTAAGCATATCTTAGTAGTGTCTTTACTTTGAGTTAAGCTCTTTGTTGTATCTGTTTGTGAAAAAGTATTCCAGCTCAGGGTTAGAAAACTTATTAATAGAATTAGTTTTTTCATTTGTTTTTTCTTTTACTATGGTTATTGTTTTGTCAATGTGGTGAATATCGTTATTGATTGTTACAACTTTCTGTTTTACTGAATCAATCTTATGTACGATTTTAGTATCGACAGCCTTAGCTGAATCTACTTTAGTTTGTATATTTTCGATATTCTGCTTGTAACCTTTTATGTCTGTTTTAATTCCGTTAGTAGTAAAAATTAAGTAAACAAGTAAAGCTGCAACTACATACAGAATTATATTATTATTGTTATTCTTTAACATCTCTTTCTCCTTTATGTTTATCTAATTTATCTAATATCTGAGTAAGTAATTCATTCTTAACTATACCTACCATCGAAGCATTTTTTAGTATTGATATTAATTGGAATACCATAAATGGTGCTATGATTGTCTCACTTAGCCAACTTGTTCCTGAAAATCCTTTTTCAATTGAAAGAATACAAGCCAACATTACCATCCAAAATCCAAATGTCTTTAGTACCTTTAGTGCTTTAAATGTTTGAAATCCTTCTCTTTTCATCCCTGCCCACACCCCGAAGAATCCATCAACAAAGATAATCAATCCTACTGCTAGGAATTGTTCGATGTTATCTGCTGTTAGATTAAAGAAATAAGTACCTATAAAGGCTAGTAGTGTTGACATTGATAGTGTAATAATTAATCCTGTTTTCATAGCAACTTAATTTACATCTCTTAGTGAATCTCCTCCCATAGTAGCTCCTGTTGAACAACTACCTTTTGTATCTCCTCTTTTACAAGCCTTACCTACTTCTAATCCATCTGGTTGAGCATCAGGTTTTTTAGCATTCTTTACTAAATACTTTGAATACTCAGCTGTAGTCATTCCTCTGTTAGCTGCTGCTTTAGCAAAATCAGCTTCTCTTCTATTTGTAGCATCTGTACTTATAGAATCTTTGTATTGTTTAAATCTTTCAAATCCTCCTTGCTTAATTAACTCTGCTTTCTTGGCTGCTTTCTGAGCTTGTGTCATTTGTTGCCAAGTTATTGGATTTGAAGCTTGAGTAGTTTTAGGAGCTTCTTGACCCTGTGCACCTAATGTACCTAATGTCATTGCTGCACCTGCTGCTAATCCTTTCCAGTTTACTTCATCTACTTCTTCTTCTGATAGAAGTTTAGAATTGGTAGTTAACTTATTTTCAATTAGAAAGCTTCTTAAGTCAAAATTCTCCATAACAAATTTATTTTACGTATTCGTAATACTTTTTAGTTTTTTGATTTCTATCTTCTAACCCATGAGTACCGCCATTAATTCTTTTTGTAAGAGCTAAGATAGCTGCATCATTGATTCCTTGATCACAAATTGACCATAATTTATTTTTATCGAAGAAGAACATTGCTGATTCAAAAGAGTAAGCAGTTGCTACTAAGTCCGGAGTAGTCATGATCTCTGGCTTTTGTAAGTATTGGGCAAATGCTGTATAATTATCTTTACCTGTTAATTGAAGTGCTCCTCTTCCTCTAAACTTCCATCCATCTCCACTTGCTTCATTACCATTACCCATTCTTGAAGCATAAACTCTGTTAGCAATCTTTTCTGGATTTCTTGAGTAAGATTCT